GGTCAAGGCTGCGTGGCGGGCCGAGTATGGCGAGGATGCCGTGCGCCTGTACCCCGCGTGGTTTTTTCACGCCACCCAGGCCCCCGTGCTCGTGGGCAACGCGAAGGAGCTGGAGAAGCTCGGCCAGGGATGGTTCCCGACACCGACCCAGGCGATTGACGCCGCGAGGGGTGTCAGGACGCCGGTCAAGGCATCCGACGAGCTGGAGCGCGATCGGCTGATGAAGCTCGCGGCCAACTTCGACATCCGAATCGACGAGCGCATGAAAACGTCGAAGATCAAGTCACTGGTCGAGGCCGCCCAGGAGAAGATCGCCGAGCAGGTGATCTGATATGCCTACCGCTCGGGATGTCTGCACCCTGGCCCTGCAAGACGCTGGCGTCACCGGCCAGGGGCTGACCCCGAGCGCGACGGATATCAACAACTGCTTCACGCGCCTCAAGGACATGCTGGATCAGTGGCAGCGCATGCGCTGGCTGATCTGGCACTTGGTGCCGACCGATCTCCCGATGACCGGCGCGACCTCCTACACGGTCGGGGTCGGTGGACAGTTTAATGTTGCCCGCCCCGATCGCCTGGAGGCCGCCAGGATCACGCAGAACTCACCAGGGCCCCCTAACGATGTCGGCTGGCCTCTCGACATCGTGCAGAGCATGGAGGCGTACAACCGCATCCGGATGCAGCACCTGGGCTCGTTCCCGCGCTACGTCTTTTACGATGCGGTCTGGCCGATGGGGCAGGTGTATTTCTGGCCGCTGCCGTCGTTCCTCTACACCGGCAGGATCATCACCAAGCAGCAGTTCACGACGCTCAACAATCTCAGCGATACGCTCGACTTTCCGCCCGAGTACAATCGGGCGATCCGCTTTAACCTCCAGGACGAGCTGTTGTCGGCCTACAAACTGCCGCCGGATGAGTTCCTCTCGGCGCGCGCGGCAGGTGCGCTCAACGTGATCCGCAACGCCAACGCCCAGATCCCAACGCTCAACCTGCCGCCCGAGCTAGTGAGGGGCGGCATCTACAACGTCTACACCGACAACACGATCTGATGCCGCGCGTCCCGCTCCTCGGTGGTGCCTACCAGTCGCGGGCCATCATCTCGTCGAGCCAGCGCTGCATCAACCTCTACCCCGAAAAAAACGAGGACGAACAGGCTCCGGCGCCGGTCACGCACTTCCCCACGCCTGGGCTGGTGCGGAGGGGCACGCCGCCGGTCGAGGGCGTCGGGCGCTGCACCTACCGGGCCTCGAACGGCGAGGTCTTCGTCGTCGTCGCCGGCAACATTTACTTCGTCAGCCAGTTCTTCGCCTACACCCTGATCGGCACCATTCCCTCGCTCGACACGCCGGTCATCATGGCCGACAACGGGCTCGCCATCGTGCTCACCGACGGCACGCCGACGGCCTACACGATCAATATCCAGTTGCCGCCCGCCGCGCCGCCGCCCGCCGCGTATCATGCGTTCGGGACGATCGCCGACACGGTTTTCATCTCCTTCGCCGCCCTGGGGGTGTCCCACTGCGCGTACATCGATGGGTATTTCGTCTTCAACTCGATGAACTCGCTTGAGTGGTTCATCTCACTGACCACCGTCACGTTTGGGAACCTTCGTGGGATTGATCCCCACTTCATTTCCCCCCTGTTCAAGGCCTTCGACTCGCAGGACCGGGTCAGCAAGATCGGTTCAGCCGACCCGATCGCCGGCATCATCACCATGCATAAGAACATCTGGATCGTGGGCACGCTGACCGGCGAGGTCTGGTACAATTCAGGTGCGGCGGACTTCACCTTCCAGGCCGTTGGTGGCGTCTTCAGCGAGCGCGGCTGCATCGCGCCCTATTCCATTGCTGCCGAGAACAACAGCATCTACTGGCTATCGCGCTCGCGGCAGGGGAGGACAATAGTTCTGCGCTGGGGCGCCGACTTCCAGGTCGATCAGATCTCGCCCCCTGGCATCGACGCGATCTTCGGCAAGCTCGCCGTGACCAGCGACGCGATCGGCGGCTGCTACCAGCTCCTCGGGCACACCTACTACATCATCACCTTCCCGACGGCCGGGCGCTCGTTCGCCTGCGAGACGGAGAGCAAGGAGTGGCACGAGCTGGCTTGGACCTCGCCCAATGGACTGGAGCGCCATCGCTCGCAGGGCTGGTGCCACGGCTACGACATGGTCCTGACCATCGACCGGGACAACGGCCGGCTCTACCAGCTCGACCCCTTCACGCTCACCGACGATGGCGGGCCGATCACGCGGTTGAGGACGATCCCGCACATCCTCAATGACGGCAAGCGCGTGCGCCTTGACCGGGTGATCGCCGACACCCAGGGCGGCACGCTCGGCGGCACGGTGTCGGGGCCTTACTCGCAATCGATCCAGGAGATCATCACCGACCTCGGGCTGCCTGCGCCGAAGCTTCTCCTGGAAGCCGGCTCGCTGTCGTCGTGGCCGGGCACGGGCCAGAAGTGGCTCGACGAGTCGGGCAACGGCTACGATTTCTTCCGCGGGGTCAACGGGGTCATCGTCGGCAGCGACCCGGTCTACGTAGGTGTGCCCGGCGGGCAGTCGCTGAGCGAGTACTGGAATTTCAGCGGCACCCAGTTCTTCACCTACGACGCGGCCACCGAGCCGTGGATGGACGCTCTTCACCAGAACAATGCCAAGGGTTCCGGCGTGTTCATGGTCTACATACCGCCCGACATCCTTCCGATGACGGCGTCAAGAATCGTAGCGTTGTACGGTGATTTCTCCAACAATCAGACTACGGCAGTCGGTTCCGAATTTGTGTTCTACCTCGACCGCCCGCTCTTCGTTGTCTGCAACAACGGTGTCATCTATCAGTTCCAGCACACGACAGCGTCCCTCACCCAGGCCGGCTGGCATGTTGTTGCCTTCTCGATCGACGAGGCTGCCAACACGGCATCCCTGATGCTCGATGGTGTTATCCGCACCGCTCCCTGCACCTACGTGAACCCGTCGGCCGCCACTGCCTCCCAGACGTTTCAGATCGGGGCCTATGGCAATAACGCCGCCCCGCTCCCCAGTGGCTGCCGGATGAGCTTTGCCGCGATGTGGCAGGGCGACGCCCTGACGCCGCCCCAGCTCACCAGCCTCCACAACGCCATCAGCGCCAACAACCTCCTGCCTTCGCCCCGCTTCGCGACGCCGCAGATCTTCCTCCGCATCAGCTACGATCGCGGCGGCTCATTCCAGGATGCGCTGCCGGCGTCGATGGGCAATGAGGGTGAGTATGGCGAATTGCCGTGGTGGCCGAACCTCGGCATGGGCCGTGACATCGTCCTGGAGCTGTCGTGGTCGGCGCCGACCGACACGGCCCTGAATGGCGTCTTCATCGAGGCTACCCCGGTGGGCACGTAACATGCCCCAGAAGCCTCCCGTCGCGGTCCCCTCGCAGCTCCAGCCGGTGGTCGATGAGAACGGGCTAGTCACCGAGGCGTGGTGGAACTTCTTCGCGAACCTCACGGCATCCCCGACGCCCTACCAGCAGATCACGGTCGGGGTGTCGCCCTTCACCTTCACCGCCGTTCACGCTGGCGACGCCCTGATCATCGGCGGCACCGTCAGTTCCGTCGGTCTGAAGCGCGGGCGTGTTACAATCACCCCGACGGGGCTGGTCGCGGGCTTCTTCCCACTGTCGCAGGGTGATCAGCTCATCGTCACGTACACGGGGCTGCCGACGATCTGGTTCATTCCCAACGGCAACCCGGCATAGGAGGCCGACGTGGAAGAGATCCTCAAGATCCTAGGCCCCGCCGCCGTCTCCGCGATCGCCCAGATTTTCGGGGCCAAGAGCGCCGCCGACGCGCAGTCGGACGCCGCTGCCGCCGCCACCGCTGCCGAGCTGAGCATGTTCGCGACCGGGCAAGCGGCCTTGCAGCCCTACATCACAGGTGGTGCCAGGGGCATGGGCCTCCTGACCGGCACGCCGGGGCAGGCGGCGGTGCCGGCACACTGGAAGACGGCGACCGGCAAGGACGTCAAGAAGGGCGCCAACTGGCACCCGACGCCGGCCGTCAAGGCGAAGTGGACGAACCCGCAAGGCAAGGTCGTCGAGATGGCACCGGGCTGGAAGCCGGGCCCGGCTCAGAAGGGTTGGAAATTGCAGTCTGCCGGCGCGGTTGCCGGTCACGCCACTATGGCGAAGTGGATCGGGCCGAACGGACAGGTGGTCAACAAGCAGTGGAACTGGAAGCCGCCGGCAGGGCAGGCGAAGAGCTGGACGCTCAAGACCGCGGGCCAGGGGCCGACCGTCGGCTGGAAGCAGACGAGCAAGGGCCACGCCGCCGTCGCCGCCACGCCGGGCGCGTTGAAGGACACCTTCATGAAGCCGATCGAGCTGGATCAGAAGGCCCTGGAGAAGACGCCGGGCTACCAGTTCCAGCTCGCCCAGGGCCTCAAGTCCGGTCTAAGCGCGGCGGGGGCTCGTGGGTTTGGGCCTACCTCCGGGGCGGCTGTCAAAGGCGCCGAGCAGTTCGCCGTCGGCCTCGCCTCGTCGAATTACCAGCAGCAATTCGCCAACGCCCTGGCCAACAAACAAATGGAGTGGGAGGCGCTCTACGGCACCGCCACGGTCGGCGAGAGCGGCGCCGCCCACGTCGCCCAATCGTCCGAGGCCACGGGCAGGAGCATTGCCTCGAACCTCACCGGAGCCGGCGCCGCCGAAGCCAAGTCGGACATTGCGACGGCGAATGCGGTCACCGGGTTCGGCAACGCACTGACGGCGCAGCAACTGCTGGCGAACCAACAGAAGAGCACCTCACCCCAGACGACACAGAACCCCTCGACGGGAGGGACTTGAGCCATGAGCGACGTCGATTACACGATGGATCAGCCCGACCCGCTCGGGATGTACACCAAGGTCCAAAACGCGCTCATCTCAGGTCAGACGCTGGAGACGAACCGGCGAACCCTGGAGGGCGGGCGCGCGGCCGGCATAGCCATCCAGCAGGCGACAGGGCCGGACGGCACGCTCGACCCGGAGGTCGGGTACTCCTGGATCAAGGCAAACGTCGCGCCGGAGTTCCAGCCGGCAGCGGTGGCGGCCTTCCAGGCGGCCGAGACGAACGCCGTCGCCATCCGAGCGGCGTCGGCCAAGTCGCAGCAGGAATCGATCGGCTATGCCGGGCAGTATGGCGGAGCCTTTCTCGCCACCCACCCCGGCGGCGTCACCTCGGAAGAGAGCAACGAGTACGTCAGTGATCTGTTGGCCAACAAATCGATTCAGCCGATAACGGGGGTCTTGCTCACCCGCACCCTGAAGAAGGCCAAGACTGACGCAGAGCGCCGGATCATCATCGCCCAGCACTACATCACCAGCCTCGGCCCGGCCGGTATGTCCGAGCGCATCCCGGTGACGATGAAGGACGGGAAGCCGGGCTTCGTCACCGCCGGAGGTCTGGTTGCCGCATCGGTTGGCGGGGTCAAGCCCAAGCCAATCCCGCTGACCTCGCCGATCGCCGACCGGATATTGGAGCCCGGCAGTGCCCCGGAAGCGATTGGCGGCTCCGAGGTCGTGGGGACTGGTCAGAGCGCAGCGCAGGCAGTCGTCGCGTCGGGGGCATCCAAGGCGGACGCCGAGCAGCGCGACCTCGACATCAAGGCCTCGCACGGTGCGGCGACAGAGGAGGCCTTGCTCAAGAACATCATGATAGAGGCGGCGACCGTCAAGCTCGGGCCGTACACTCCGGAGCTGCTGCACCTCAAGGCTGGAATAAACCAGCTCTTCCCAGGCGAGGTTTTCGACATCGAGAACATCGGCCGGACAGAGCTTCTTACAAAAACGGCTGCGGTCCTGGCGCGACGTCGAGGTGGTGCGGGGACCGATATGGAGCGTGGGCAGGCGGCAATGGGAAGCCCGAACGAACACATCTCCAACCTCGGCATAAACTTGATCATCCACCA